AGAATATAAGGATATTACCAAGCATTTCCTTTCTGAAGATGAAATAGACCTGTTGTCAAATTGTTCGGTTCAACTGGACATTGGCACAGGTAAGTTACATAGCAGGCTCACGAAGAGACTGCAAGCACCGTACATATGCGGCGGCAATCATCGGGTTCAACTTGATGTTGCTGGAAAATATGATGGAGTCACTGAATTGGGTGACTGTGGTACACCAGTATGGATTAGGTCGGGAGACTCAATTAATCGCATAGCTGGGATCCATGTGGCGGGAACAGGATCCACATCCTCGTCACCGCACGGATTATGCACTTTCGTTCCGCGAGAGATCTTGATTGATCTAATGGAAGAAGCTACCGTGCGTGCTCAAGGTCCTAATTGCGAAGGACCAAATTTGATTAAAACGGAGATTGTGCCTCCGAATCAACGTGTAAAAGTTCCAACCTCCACTAAGTTGGAACGTTCTGAGATTTCAGAATTTTTACCATGGCCTGTGGAAAAGCAACCTTCCATTATGTCTGAGAAGGACCCACGCGCCAAGGGTGTCGACCCTGCACAAGTCTTCTTTAATACACTCTGTAATAAACCTCAGGTCCATGCGGACCAGAAGATCATTGATGAAATTGAAGAAGAAATATACGACAAATTCAGCCAAGAATTAAAATGGCCAGTTGGTAAAAGAATGTTGACGTTCGAGGAAGGGTGCGCAGGCGTACCAAAATACTTGAATTCAATAACCACTAAGACGAGCCCGGGTTATCCCCTAGTCTTATTCGCACACAAGAAGGGTAAAACTGATTACGTGTGGTTTGATGAGGATGGGGAACTCCGGTTCACAGAATACTTCAAAGGACTCGTATTGGAACGAGTCGAAGTTATTCAAGGTTATAAGGGGGAAGAATTGGAACATCGGTTCCTCATGTATTTCAAGGATGAACTCGTAAAAGAGAGCAAAATTGAAGACGTGAGAACTAGAGCAACGTTCGCAAACGACCTTATTAGCCTAGTGGCTTTTAGAATGCTTTTTGGCGCTGTTTCAGTAGCGCTATCACATTCGTTTGATTGTACCGGATTCGCTACCGGTTTCAATCAATATTCAGAAGATATGGAGATCTTCTACCAACACCTCACGAAGGCAGGACCAGATCGCATGGTCGCTGGAGATTATAAGTCTTTCGATATAAATTACGCAGAACAATTCTCAAAAATGGCATATAGCATTTTTGGGCGTTTAGCGATCGACAGCATTCCTGGAATCACTCAGAAAGCAGTGAACTACCTTTATGAACATGAAGCGAGAGCTCCAATCCAGTACAAAGACCTGATGGCATATGTTGTAACCGCGAATAAAAGCGGATGTTGGCTGACAACGCCCAGCAACAATATTGTCGATTTAGGATATATTATGTACTGTTTCAAACGTAAATACCCGACGAAACCCTTTTGGGAAATAGTCGCGGCTATCTTTTTGGGAGATGATCATATCTATAATGTAGCTAAAGGCTACGACATGACCCCATTAGAAATTTCCGTTTATATGAAAGAGATTGGACAGGAGTATACTTCGGCATTCAAGAATGAAGAACTCAAGGATGAGTATTCAAGTTTCGCCGAAACTACCTTCCTAGGCGCAATACCTAGACAAAACTATCGTAATGTATGGACTGGTGCTCTAAGAAAAAGCACACTTGAATCCACTCCAATGTGGACCCGAGATAGTAATCTGACGTTGGACCAAAAAATCCAGCAGATGATTGAGTGTGCAAGTCAGTGGGACCGAGAATATTTCAATAAGTACACTGCTCAATTGAAAGCTGCATATTTAGCAGCCGGAAGAGAGTGGACCTTAGAGACTAATTACTCAGTACTACACCATACAGTTACGAAACGAACCGCGGAATCAGGAGAAGATTTTGTTCTTAGGGGACAAGGACCAATAAAGGTCAATGCCAAAACGCAATTCAATACCGGTTTGACACAAGTGTTAACAGCCGAAGAAGCGACCCCTAGTGCAGAATCTGGTAATCTAGCTAGTCACCTGGCTATGAAATCTTGTTCCGCTGAGACCGCCAATTTTGATTATGGCACGGAATCTTACGTGAGAAGAACGGATTTTGCGTGGTCTACCTCTAGCACAGCAGGTACGGTATTGGCTACCTATAATGTGCCCTTTGATCTGATAACGTTAGGTAACACGGAAGTTATTCAGAATATTGGCTTTATGAACTACCTCTTCTGTCAACCGGAAGTCGAAGTTATGATTAGAGTTACAGGTACTCCCGTTATGCAGGGAGCTTTGGTGGCTTGGTTTCAGCCACTTGTTACGGCTACCCAAATAGCTTCAGCGGGCGCACCTTCAATATATCATTGGCCGACTATGGATCACATCTTCTTGATCCCAAACAATAATACAACACGCTCTTTACGGATTCCTTTTCGCTATTGGAGAACATTTCTCAATAATGCGAGAGGATTCAACAGTTCTGAAAATGCATCTATGGGCACTCTCAATATCGG